CAAGCATTAACATCACTCATATTAACTGCTACAGAGTTACCATCTTTATCTATCGGTCCTGTTGTATCATTTATACTAACTACAGTAGGATATAGTGCGTAAATTGCATTATGATTCATTATGCTGCCACCTCCGTAATTGTAATAGATGATGATGCTACTCCACCAAATCTTCTTGTTCCAGCTTGTCCATTTAAAGTTATTGTTACAGAACTATTACCCCCTATACGAACCTTAAAAGTGGTTGCTGAAGTTGTACCTGCTGTCATATAGTGAGTAAATCCACTTGGACCTGACCCTCCAATGTTAGCAAAGCCAGGAGTACTCATTACAGCTGCTAAAGCGTTAGCTGTTGAGTCTTGAAATAAAGCTGTAGTAAGTCTTATTGTGTCACTACCACAAATAAATGTAGCTACATCTATTTTTAATTTACTTGTCGCTGATGTAGGTGTTATTGCTAATGTCATAAATTCAGTACCCTCTGTGTTTTGAGGGATGGTATCATCATTTGGTGTTAATGTTGTACCAGTAGCAACTGCACTAGTTTGAAAGTTTACTACTTGCAATATTTTATTTAATGCTTCTGTTGATTGCACTGTTCCATCATTAAATGTAATACCATTAGTTCCGTTAATAGCTACACTCATTATTTATCTCCTTTTGGATACTTGTCTTTGATTGCTTTTATATCTGCTTTCCAAGCATCGATCCCGTTGTGATATATGTTATCTAGTTGTTCGTTCCATGTTGGATACTCCGCTACTCTTTGGTATTTGTAAGCTTCTGGATCTACCCAAGCATTAACATTACTCATATTAACTGCTACATTGTTTCCGTCTTTATCTTTAGCACCTTCTGTATCATCTACTGATACTACATTTGGATATAGTGCTAGTATTGCTTTATGTGTATCAACCATTATGCTGCTACCTCCATAACTGTTATTGTGCTTGTGGTTCTTGCTGCATAATTAAGGTCTCCAGAATTTGGTGTGCGATTTACATAAATAGTACCAGAATAGGTAGAACCTAGCGTTCCTTGTAATTTATAAGTTGTAGCACTTGTTGTGTTAGGTGAATCTAAAAAACTATAAGCAGCAGTAATATTATTATTGTATGTGTAAGGCGCACTATCAAAGCGAGAACTCATTGTAGAAGAAAGTCTACTGCCCGCTGTATCGCCAACTACTATATTTGTAGTATCTCTTACCAACATCATATGTAACATACCAGTAGATTGAGTTACACTAGCACTAACTGTAACCAAAACTTTACTTGATGCTGATGATGGTGTTATTGCAACTGTCAATCCTGTTAGGTCAACAAAAGTATTTGTGCTTGAAGATGTTATAGAAGCTGTATCAGTTTTAACTGTTTGCACAACTTGCAGTATTTTACCTGTACTTGTATTGCTAGTAAGTATTGTCCCTGTTTCAGCAGGTAATGTAAGTGTATTTGTTCCTGCTACTGCTGGTGCTGCAACTGTAATAGCTCCAGAGGTATCGCCTGTTAATACTATATCAGCCATTATTCGTTCTCCATTGCATCTAGTTTAGTTTGTATTACTGCTTGTCTTTCAGAATCTATTTTTATAGTATCTTCATCAAGAACCCAAGCATCTCTAAATGTTCTGTCGGTTGGTAAGTCCGCTACATCTATAATTTTATATTCTTTTTTTGTTGGCACATCTTTAAGTGCAAGTTCTACTGATACGGCAGGCACTATGATAGCTACTATCCCATCGTCTTGTGTATATACTATTACTTTATCCATTATTTTTCCTTATCTAAAAATTATGCAACTTATTTCAGCATAATCAGAAACACCCGTAGTGTTTGCAAATGTTTGTAATTGAAGTTGTGTAGTAGATTTTAAATTTGCACCACCAGTATTTGTTCCAGCAATTACAATATTTCCACCAATATTTGATAAACTAAACCCAGTGTTTTGTAAAGAAACAGCATAATCAGCATCAGGCATTGCTGTTGCAAAGTTTACAGTATAATTACCAGTACCATTATCCGTAATACTACTCACATTTCCACTAGCTCTAATAGCAACTGTACCTGTACCATTAAAGTTAACCCATGCTCTTGCACTGTAACTAGGTGCTGAACCAGATGCTGTTGATAAAGAAGCTCCTGCTGGTATTCCTGTTAATTGAGAGGCATCCCCTGTAAGTCCTGTAGCATTTACTCCAGCTTTAGTTGTGCCACCAGATTGAAATTCTATTATTCCACTTGTATCAGAGGTTAGTTTTAATCCATTACTTGTATCTGCATTAATTATTGTAGCCATATTATAATATCACCCATCGTTGTCCAGAAGGAACAGTAACTGTCTTTGTGGCTGCTATAGTTATAGGCCCTACTGACATGCCATTCGATCCTGTAGTTAAAGTATAGTTTTCTGTAATATCGTCTGTGTTCTCATAAATAGCACCGCCTGCTGATGCTCCCCCACCAATTGAACCCCAAGCTCCGTCTGCATAACCTTCGAATTCATCTGTTGTGGAATTATACCTAAACATTCCTTCTGCTGGTGAACCTGGTCGTTGAGCAGTTGTACCCACAGTTTGAGTTACAGCTCCAGTACCAGAATATATAAGATTATTAGGTACGTTTACTGTCCCTGCATTATGTGTGACTTCATCTCCAGCAGCATCGCCAAGTGTAACGTTGCCCGTTGCACCTAGAGTTGTAAAATTACCTGTGCTAGCTGATGTATTACCGATTGGTCCTGGTGTAGCAAATCGAGCTGTAAAACCTGCTCCTGAAACTGTGCTTGACGCTGCGAGCGTAGTAAACGCTCCTGTGCTAGGGGTAGCTGCACCGATTGTAGTACCATCAATTGTGCCACCATTAATATCTACATCACTTGAAACAATCGATCCACTAATGTAATCAATAGAAGCAACAACATTGGTGCCGTCTGCATATACAAAAGATGATTTACCTGCTGGAACTAACACTCCTGTACCTGAAGCAGTTTTAACTGTTATGGCTGTAGTAGAGCTATTTTTAATTAAGAATTGTTTTTTGAAAGTATTGGCACCGCCTGCGGCAGTGGTAGGTATAACTAAATTACCTGAACCTCCTGCACTTCCTGTAAGGTTAAGGCGTAAGTGTCTAGCTACTTGTGTAGCATTAGAAGAAACACTCCAAGTTAATGTAGTATCTCCCGTACCAACAGCTTGATCGACTGTACCAACAATGGCTTCTTCCAATGCTGTGCCTAGATTGGTGTTAGTCGTATTTCCCCAAGTACCGTCTTGTTCTCCGGTTCCTATTAGTTCTACTGATAAATTTGAATATGTTGACATTGTTATTCCTTATCCTGTAACTATCTCTTCCCATTCAGGGGATTGAGTAGTATCTATTATAACCCAATTTGGGTCGTTCACAATAGGGGCGTGCCCTGTTAAACTTATTGCGCCAGAGGCGGGTTGTCTTACTAATCCTATTACTTCGCTAGGAGCATGTCCTAATAAACTTAATGCACCTGAATCTGGTCTTACTACTAACCCATCAGTTACAGCTGGAGCTATTCCAGCTAAGGTTAATGCGCCTACACTAGGTGTTATAACGGTGCTACCAAATACGTGTGGTGCTTCACTTGCTATACTTACTGCTCCAACCAGAGGAGTTTTAAATATATTATTCTGTTGTACAACTTGAGGAGCTATCCCCTGCAATGTAAGTGCTCCAACTCCTGGTATTGCTATATCCCCTTCTAGGGCTGTTGGCGCTACACCGGCTAGGGTTAGTGCTCCTACGCTCGGTGTTATTCTTGTGTCTTCTATTGTACTTGGTGCTATTCCAGCTAATATCGCTGCTCCTACACCCGGAGTAATTACGTTACTTCTAACTAAACTTGGTGCTACTCCAGCCAATGCTAGAGCCCCTACTCCAGGGGTTATTACAACACCATCTAATACTATTGGCGCTATTCCTGATAAAGCTAATGCACCTACACTGGGGGTGATCTCAACTTCAGTCATGCCCCAAGGGCCTGAACTCCAGGTACTTCGTCCCCAGCCGGTAGCCATTACTAGCTCCTTATGTTAAGGTAAATATGCCAGTAGCAGCGGGTAAAACAGTTAAAGTATTTGGCGACGTTACAGTAAACTGTGTACTAGATAACTGACAGAAACATAAAAGTTTACCTGCAGCTGCTCCAGTAGAGTTACGTAAAATTGCATATCTAACATTTACTAAATTAGCACCGGAAGCTGTAAACGCTAAACCCACTGCAGACATTGTAAATTTTTGTTGTTTAGCTGAAGCTCCTACTGTCCATTGAGCTGTAGCTGGTACTAAGTTTCTACCACCCGTAACATAACCACCTGCTGCTGCAACTTCATTTGTCACAGATGCATATGTACTCAAAGTAAATGTAGAAGCATTACTAGCCGTTTGAGCTAAAACCATTTTAAAAACACCGGCACCTAACGTTATGGTACCATTACCTATATATTGTTTGGCACTGTTGTATAGTTGCCATGCTGTTGCTGCCATGTTAAATCTCCTTAATATCGGCGTATGATGCGCCGGATTCTAAAATATGATGTAATAACCCACCATAGATTGCTAACTCAATTTCATCGCCTAACATTTTAATTAGGTCAATAAACTCTTGGGCTTGCGATACCATCCAAGGGTTACAGTTAAATACTTTCCCGCTCACGTTTACGGGCATAACTAACTGTCCATCATTTTCTACTTGTTCATATGCGTGATGCATTTCGTCTTCACTTAAACAGGAGTCACACCCAAATAAATGAAATCTTTTAAATCCTAACATTCTAAACAATGGTATAGCTCTTAACAATACAGTCGATCCTCCTGGAACTGACCACCATGTTTTATATTGCTCATCTAGTATATCTTTTAATAAGTCTGCTTGCGTATGCCATATATAAGTTCTATCTTTTGGCAAGCCCTCAAATACACTAGGGTTACATTGTGAAGCTATAAAGTATTTACAATCCTCTACTACAGGTTTTGTAAATCTCGCATTAAACTTTCTTGCATCTACCATGACCATAGCAGAAGGAGTTAAACCATTATCTAAACACCAATTATAGGCGTTATTAATAGTTATAAGTTTAACACCTTTTGCCCTCAATTGCTTTATTTTTTCTATATGTTGTGGTAAGGATGGTCCTCCTCCTACAATCATAACTTCAATCTCGTTAGTTGGATGTGGCTCTACTTGTAAATAATCTTGCTTTATATTGTGTTCTACGTTTTTCTTTATCTCATCATCAGTTGTATTTACAGTACCTGCATCAACTACTTCTTCTCCTGTTGCCCAATTACTTACATAAAACAAACAAGTGTTATCTGTCTGTTGAGACCAATGTATTACACATTTATGGTCTTTGAGTTTTTTAAGCCACCACTCATATGGGTGCACACTCAAATGTAGCTTATGTCCTACTAACACTCCTGCTTTATCATCAACTGTAGATATTTGAAAAAATACATGTTGGCAAGCAGATAAACAATTCTCTATAACTTGATCTACATGATGGGGTCTTATATGTTCCATCACATCAGTACAAAAACCATAAGCTGCTTGAACAGGTAGAGGTTGAGACAAATCAGCTTCTACAAATCGCAACGCATGCTTCTGTGTTTCTAACATTGGGACTATATCTTCATCTAAGCAGTTATCTGCAAAGTCAACCATAGTCACATCTAGTCCACCAAAGAACGCTAGGTTTAATCCACCTCGTCCTGTACCACAACCTAAATCTAAAACTGTAGCACCTTGTTTAGGTTTAGCCTGTTTTAAAAACTCATGGGCTATTTTTTCACCAGGAGCAACTTGTCTATACTCTGGTTTATCCCACATCATTTTATATAAATCTTTTTCTAACGGTCTTACTTTATCTACTGTTACTTCTGGTGCATCCGCTATAAGCGATGAAAATCCTGTCATGTTATTCCTTTTTATTCAAATCGTATAAGTGCTTCTGTTGCGTTATCTGGTGGGAATGTTACATTAAATGTATTATTATTTGCCGTCACATTACTACCAAAATCTAAAACAGCTACGGTGTATTTTAAGCCATTACCCCCAGTATTTCTATATATTACAGCTCCTCTTGCGGTAAATGTAGATGATGGCCAAGAAGTATTGCCAAAACTAACGTACCCTACTACGGGCTCAAAAGAAAATCCAGGATCAGCCACAACTAAATTATTCCCTCCTGCTGTATACCCTGCACCTACTACTTCATTAGTAGTGCTATAAACTGTATCTGTATTACCTGGACTTAAGTCTGCTGCATCAGTATAAAGTGCTATCTTATATGTTTGAGAATCACTAAAATCTAATTCACCTGTTAATACTAAATACTTTAATCCTGTTGTTGCGCCTTGTATTATTGAAGCCATTAGACTGCACTCCCTCTTCTACCTTTAACCGGTATTCTAGTTTGGCCACTACGATAAGCATCGCGAGTATTCTTACCTTCTCCTAATCTAGTTAGTTCTGCCATAGCTTGATTATATCTATTAGTGTAGTTTGCTATTGTTTCTGGGTCGGCTTTGAGGTACGCAGCTGCTTCCAACAATGAACCATAAAGTAATACGGAGCTATAATTATCTCCCAGCCAAGACGTACCGCTAGCGGCAGTAGTAATAGACTCAGGATAAAAAAAGTAATGAAGCTCAGCACCATAAGCTTTATCAGGTGTAGGACCGAGTATAAATGTTGTATCATCGAAGACAGCATAATATTGTGGTTTTCCGTAGTGAGCTGAATCAGTATCAGGAAATGATTGCCTAATAAAGTTAACGTCTTTATTTATAAGAAAAGTATACTCATTAGTTGTATTATCAATAGCCGCTAAACTATAAGTAGCTAGCCAATCCTCTGGTACATTTAAATACTTGTTTGCAAAGTTAATAGTACCTGTATCATTTCTTCTTAAGTCTGGAAGATTAACTCCATTAAAAATTCTGTTTTCAGCTTGAGTTATAAACGTGTTTACATCTACTGTAGAGTATTCATCTTCAGTATACGATTGTATTTGTGCGACTAGTTCTGCGTAAGTCATTGCTTATCCTTATACTAATGGACCGCGAGCTTTTGTGCCTTTTGTAGCTGCGCCATTACCACGAGTCACTACGCCTGTTGTTTTAATATTTTTTTCTGGATAGCCTGCAAAGTTTGGTACAGGAACTAATTGAGGCTGTACATATCCATCTACCATTTTTGGTTTTCTTGTTTGATTTTCTTTAGTCATTTCTTTCTACTAAGTTATTGTTATT